TGAGGGCGTGCGCAAGGTGCTCCGCGAGCACGACGACGGGGAGATCTCCTTCGGAAAGCTCATGGACCTGATTCGCGCCGCTGCGCGGGCGATGGCGGAGGACATGCAAAAATGAGCGGCTACTTCACCATGACACCGACCATCATCGACAACGACGCGCGCAACCACAACGGCGGCTCCGCATCCGTGCGCATCACGTTCGAGGCTGGGCACATGGACGACTACGACCGCCCGTGCTTCGACCTGCTTGTGCTCGTGGACGACGAGCGCGTGGCGACGCTCACGCTGCACTACGAGGCCGCCACGGAGCTTTGCAAGGCGCTGAAGGGCGCGATGAGGGGCGAGCGATGAATAAGCACGGTATCGGGCACGCGCGCAAATGGAGAGTCGGTGGCGGCGTCGTGGCCAGCACGTACATCGGCGAAGTCGAGGCGCATACATGGCAAGAAGCCATCGAGGCGGGGTATGACGAGGCGGATCTAAGTCTTTGCCACGAGTGTTCGCGTAAAATTTCCGACCCGGAAATCGACCACTTGTGGGCAGAAGACGACGACGGAGACTGCACGAGTGAGGAGACTCTATCGGATCAGGTATCGGCGCAGCGTCGCGAAATCAATAAGTTGCGCGACTTGCTGAACCAAATCCTTGGTGACGATGGGCCTGATCTCGATGCGTACCTCGCCGGACATGTTGAGGCGCCGAACGTACCCGCGTTGGTTGCGCGCGTGCGATGGGAGCGGCTGTCATGACCCGCCCCGACCTGGACGCCATGTGCCCGGTGCGCATCGAAGTGTGGGACGACGATGCCAAGTGTTCAAGGATGCTGCATGGCACACTAAAAGTGCCCGCAGAGTGGATTGAGAAGATGCCGCCACTGATGATGCGAGACATCGCCGTTGGTTCGGCGGCTGCGCTCCCGCCGGGTTCTCGGTGGGGAAACATGGGGACCGATGAAACCTGACCTGGACGCCATCCGGGCGCGCGCGCAGAGCGTCGAAACGGATTCGAGCGCGCGTGCTTGCGACGTACTACTGGCCTACGACTCGTTAAGCCTGCTCGCGTACATCGACGAGCTGGAGCGCCGCACGACGTACACCGTGGGCGAGACCGAGTGGGCGCAGCGCATCGCGGTCGCCGAGCAGCGGTTCGCGGACGAGTCCGACGCGCGCAAGGCAGCAGGGCGCGAGATCGCCGAACTGAAGGCGCGCATCGTGACGCTGGAGGCGATGCGATGAGCTGGAAGTACAAGCCCGACCGCAGCAGAGACGCGCGCGTCACGCGCGCCCACTGGTTCGAATCCGATGCGCATTGGAGCCTATGCGGCCGCGTGCCGCACGGCGACGACTGGATTGACGACATCAGCGGCGTGCGGAACGATTGCAGAGCGTGCGAGAAGCGCATCATGAAGATGGAGGAGCCGTGACCGCCCGCGAGCTTGCCATCGCGACCATCGGCGAACGCTCGTTCGCCATCATCGCGAAGAACGCGGGAGAGGAGGCCGCCATCCGGGCAGCCTACCAGCGCGTACTCGCGGAGCAGCATCAAGAACGAGCCCGATGGCAGAACGCAGCTAGGGAGTAGCCATGGCCTACGAGCAGGATAAGCACCGCACCGCCGTCCAGCAGTCGCAAGACCAGCGCATCAGGAAACTGCGCGAGAACATCGCCGAGAAGCTGGAGAAGAGCCGCGTCAAGCTCGGCACCTTCGAAGACATGATGACGCACCCGATGGGCTTCGCGCTGACGACGGCTAGCCCCGTGCAGCGCGCCATCATGCGCGTCGCAGACGGACGCGACATCGGCGACCTGTGGGGCCATCCTGCCGTCTCCCGCTGCTTTGGCGGTACGCTGCCCGCCTTCGAGGGCAGGCCGAAGGAGATTGCCCTGCTCGCAGGCATCCGCTGCGGCAAGTCGCTCCTCACCGCTGGCCTCGCCGTATGGTGGACGCAAACTTGCTCCCTCGACCACCTTGGCCCCGGTGAGATTGCCCGCGTCAGCATCGTCTCGATCTCAAAGGACCTTGCCGAAGTCGTCTTCGGTCACGTCGTCGGCCGCGTCATGGCCTCGCCTATCCTCAAGGGCCTCGTCATGGAAGACCCGACGAGCGACGAGATCGTGCTGCGTCACCCCACTGGAAGGCCCGTGCAGATTACCGTAGCCGCCGGCTCGCGCGCAGGCTCCTCGCTCGTGGCCCGCTGGTCTGCCGGCTGCATCTTCGACGAGTTCCCGCGTATGCTCGGCGAGGGCGAAGCCGTCGTCAACTGGGATGAACTGCGCCGCTCCGTCCTCATGCGCATGTGCCCTGGCTCCCAAGTAGCCAGCATCGGCTCGCCCTACGCGCCCTACGGCCCCGCGTACAACGTCGTGAAGGAGCACTTTGGCAAGCCGTCGAGGAACATGGTCGTCGTCAAGGCTCCCGGCTGGGATATGAATCCCCACCTTTGGACGCCCAAGGCCGTTCGCGAGGCCGAGGAGCAAGACCCGCAAGCCTTCCGTACCGACGTCGCAGCCGAGTTCGCCCAGCCCGAAGAAGCACTGGTCACTTCCGACGCCCTGGATGCCGCTGTACGGCCCGCTCCGCTCATCGAGGCACCAAAGCCCGGCGTCCAGTATAGCGCCGCTATTGACCCCGCTACGCGCGGCAACGCCTGGACGCTTATCATCGCCTGCCAAGAAGGCGACAAGCGCCGCGTGGTGCTCGCGAAGCAGTGGATCGGCACCCCGGCGCAGCCTCTCAGGCCAGGCCAGGTGCTCGCCGAGGTCGCGAAGCTGTGCAAAGGCTACCGCGTCAGCGTCCTCGACAGCGATCAGTACTACGGCGACGCCCTTCGCGACCTTGCCGCGCAGCAAAAGCTCGTCCTCATCGTCCACGCATGGAACGAACGCGAGAAACTGGCCAAGTTCCTGGCCCTGAAGACCATGTTCGAGCAGGGAATGGCCGAGATTCCTGCGGATCCGACGCTCCGTGGCGACATCAGCCGCGTCCGCAAGGTGCTGCGAGGCTCCGGAGCGACCATTTCCTTCCCTCGCACCTCCGATGGGCGCCACTGCGACTACGCGCCGTGCCTTGCCATGGCTTTCGCGCGCTACTGGCAGCCCGACGACGAGATGAGCGAGGCTGCGGAGCACGTCCGCAAGCTCAGCGAGGAGGAACGCGACATGCTGAAGCGCATCATCGACCGTTCCAAGCCCCAGGAAGGATGGGGCTTCTCCTGGTAGGCCAAAACTTTTTACGTTGGCCTGCTCGCGATAGAGCAGCGCTGGAAATACGATAGTCAGAGACTCGCAAAGCTCAAAGCGTGAGAGGAACGAGCTATCATTTGTCGTTGACGAGCGCTGCGAATAGGTAAATCACTACGCTCGATGGACTACGCGAGCGAGCAGGCTATCCAGTGGTACGGCGACGATCAGGGGTCGCCACACGCAGCCATCGCCGAGCGGATGAAGTTCCTGCTCGACCGTCAGTCCACGCGCCGCGAGGCTGTTCGTCGCTGCCAGCAAATTTACGGCGTTGACCTTGGCGCCTACGGCCTCGCGCCCGACGCGAGCATCGACCGCCGTTTCAGCATTAACCACCTGAAGAACAGCGTCGACACGCTCGCGGCCAAGATCAGCCGCGCGAAGGTGCTGCCGTTCGCCGTCACGAGCGGCGGCGACTACATGCAGCGCAAGCGCGCCGAGAAGCTGTCGCGCTTCATCGACGGCGCGTTCCACGACACCGACTTCTGGACGAAGAGCCTCCACGTCGACCTGGCTACGCTTGTCGACGGCACCGGCTGCATGAAGGTCACGAGCACGAACGGGCAGCTTCAGCTCGAAGTCGTGCCGATGCTCGACATCTTCGTCGACGACGCCGAGGCTCGCTACGGCCAGCCGCGCAACCTGATTCAGCGTCACCTCGTGGACCGCTCGGTCGTGCGCGCGCTCTACGCGCACAAGGGCGCCACCGAGGGCAACGGCTTCTACGGCGCGCTCGCCACGCGGCGTTCGTGCATCGACGCCGTGAGCATCCCGACCGACGCCGAGATGGCCGAGTTCATCATCAACTCGGGCTCGGACCTGATCTACGTCTACGAGGCGTGGCACCTCCCGTCCGCTCCTGGCGAGCGCGACGGCAAGCACGTCATTTGCCTCGACAACTGCACGCTCGTCGAGGAGCCGTGGACCCGTGAGCGCTTCCCGTTCGCCTTCGAGCGCCGCAACGTGCCGCTCGTGGGCTTCTGGGGCTCGTCCGCCGTCTTCGAGTTCGCCCCGGCTCAGGAAGAGCACAACAAGCTCTCTCACAAGCTCCAGCTCGCCCACAACCTCATGGGCGGCTCGCACATCATCATGCAGGCCGGGACGCTCGGGAAGACCGTCTCGCTCGACAACGGCATCGGCACCATCATCGAGTACCTGCCGGGCGGCTCGCCGCCGATGACGTTCAACCCGGACCCGGTGAACCCGCAGACGTACGCCTACCGGAACAGCATCCCGAACGAGATCAACATGGGTCTCGGGCTCTCGAACATGAGCGCCCACTCGGAGCTTCCTGCGGGCCTTCGCGCTGCCTCGGGCAAGGCGCTGCAAGTCTTCGAGGACTTCGAGTCCGAGCGCCTGCACGTCTTCCACAAGCTGCACGAGCAGTTCGCGGTCGACGTCGCGCGCCTCATCGTCGACGAGGCCGAGGCCCTGCTCGCCGCCGACGTGGACGTCTCCGTCGCCCGTCCGACGAAGAGCACCCTCGAAGAGGTGGCCTGGTCGGAAGTGCGCATGGACGAGCGCGAGTACCGCCTCCGCGTCTACCCGGTGTCGAACCTCTCGAAGCAGCCTTCGGCCAAGTTCGAGCAGATCCTCTCGATGGCGCAGTACAACCTCGTCGACCTGCCGAGCCTGCGCCGCCTCCTCGACATGCCCGACATCGACGCCGAGGAAGACCTCCGCAACGCGCCGCTCGATGCCGTCGACCAGATGCTCTACAACATGGTCGAGAAGCGACAGGCGAGCGAGCCGTCCGACTACATCGACCCGGCCTTCCAGATGGAGCGCGCCAAGCTCTTCTACGCGAAGTGCCTCGTCGACAACGTACCGGAGCGCAAGCGCGCCCTCGTTGCCGACTTCATCACGAGTTGCGCGGCCAAGATTGCCGCCATGCAGGCTCCGGAGCAGGCGGCTCCGCAGCCTCAGGCGCCTCTCCCCGGTGAGCAGACCGGCGAGATGGCTCAGGAAGCCGCCCCAATGGCCGGGGAGGGCGCTGCTCCGCCCAACCCTGCCTCTATGGGAGTCCTTCAATGAGCGATCTCGCCGATAACACGTCTGATTTCTCCGTCTCCGACGCCGACCTCATGGCCGCCGTGACCGATGCGTTCCATGGGGCCGCTTCCGGCGCCGAGGAGGCACCTCCTGCGGCCGATGCTGGCGCGGACGAGGCAGAGTCCGCTCCGGACGAGAAGGCTCCGAAGAAGGCCGCTCAGGCGACGGACGACGATATTGACCCGCGGGCGGTGCTCCGCGCGCGCATGGAGAAGGCTCGCGCGGCCAAGGCTGCCAAGGCGGAGTCGCGTCGCCAGGCCGAGCTTGCGGAGAAGCTGCGCGAGTACGAACAGGCTCGCCCGCCGGTTGCGCAGGGCTTCGACATCGACGGCTTCAAGAGCAAGTTCTACCAGTCGCCGCTCTCGGCGCTTCAGGAGCTTGGAGTCGACCTCGACACGTTCACGCAGCGAGTCCTCGAAGAGAACACGCCGCAGTCGCAACTCGCGCAGCAGCTCAAGGCCGTGCAGGAGCGCGTCGAGTCCTTCGAGAAGCAGAAGAAGGAAGCCGAGGAGCGCGAGGCCAAGCTCTCTGAGGAGCGCCAGCGCCACCAGGAGGAGCAGGAGTTCTGCTCCATGATCACGACCGATGACTACCCGTCGCTGTACGAGTGGTTCTCCGACGACCCGCACGCGCTCATTCGCGAAGCCGAAGTCGTCGCCACCGACCTTCTCAAAGCCGGGCATGACCCGGACGACATCGAGGACGCAGACATCGCCGACTTCCTGGAGATGAAGTACGCGAAGAAGCTGCAAAAGCTCAAGGGTGTGAGCGCTGCGCGCAAGGCGACGCAGCCCGCCTCTGGCGCCTCGAAACCCCGGTCCCCAAGCCAAGCGTCCGCTTCGGAGACGAAGCTCGGGGGACCAAAGAACTTCTGGGACCTCAGCGCGGACGAGCAGGACGCGCTTCTCAACGAAGTCGCAAGAACCGCAACCGCTAACTAGGGAAAACCACAATGCCGATCTCATCCTCCGTTGCAGCCGTCGACAAGGCGCTCAAGCTCCTCTACAAGGCTGGCGTCCCCAACCTCTCGTACAACAAGCAGGCCCTCCTGAACCGCCTTGCGGTGAAGGCGGACTTCACTGGCGAGAAGAAGGTGATGGCGCTCCAGATGTCGAACCCGCAGGGTTTCGGCTCGGACTTCAGCCGCGCGCTCGCGAACGTCAGCTCGGTCGAGCAGTACAAGCGCTTCGAGATGTTCCGCGTCCAGCACTACGGCTTCGTGCAGGTCAGCGGCGAAGTCATGCGCACCGCGGTCGACCCCGGCGCGCTCGTCAACGTCTGGCGTAACCGCTCGACCAGCGTGGTCCGCGGGATGCAGAACAGCGCCGGCCGCCTCGTGTACGGCACCGGCACCGGCCGCATTGGTGTCGTCGGCTCGTTCGCGACTGTGGGCGCCATCACCACGATCACGCTTCAGACGGCTGCCGACGTTGCCAACTTCGAGTCTGGTATGAGCCTCGCGTTCTACACGGCCGATTCGTTTGCGGCATCGTACCGCCGAGACAGCGGTGCGACTGGAAACCAGATCGACTTCAACACGACGCCTAGCGCGTTCACTCGCACTGTGACGGCGGTCGAGCGCGACATCAACGCTGGCACCGCAACCATCACGCTGTCGACTGGAGCGTACACCTTCACCCCTGGCGACGTCATTGTCCGCGACGGCGACGGCATCGTCGTGGACGGAAGCTCGACGAGCTACGACACGAACGCGCGCTCGCCGGCTGGCATCGAGCAGTGGATCGGCGGCGATCTCATCGGCACGCAGCCGGTGGGCAATACGCTCTTCGGCCTCGACCGCGCCTCGGACAAGGTTCGCCTCGGCGGCCAGGTCTCGAACGCGGCTGGTCGCAACATGGTCGAGGCGCTTCAGGATCTTGAGGCGAACATCCTCTTCCAGGGCATCGGCTACCCGACGCACATCGTCGCGAACCCGCTCGCCATCGGCAACCTCAAGAAGTCGGCGCTCTCGGACGTCATCCGCATCCCGGCGCAGGACCCAAAGCAGAACCTCAACTTCCAGGACGTCGTGTTCGTTGGCCAGAACGGTCCGATCCCGTTCATCCAGGACCCGTTCTGCCCGATGAACAAGGCGTACATGCTCAACCTCCCGACGTGGAGCATCAGCTGCGCGCCTGGCGGCATGTTCCAGCTCGTCGACTTCGACGGCGTGAGCGTGCTTCGTCAGCCGACCTCGGACAACTACGAGGCGCGCTTTGCGTCGTACTACCAGATCGGCTGCGACAACCCCGGCTCGAACGGCTTCCTCTACAACTGGGGCGCCTGATAGCCTGAAAGGGAGAACGCCATGGGTCCTTCTGCACTCCGGTCCCAGCTTCGGACCAACATCCCGGGCGACACGCGCGTCAGCGGTCGCTTCAACACGGATGGCGTAAACGCGCCGTCTGTACTCGAAGGCAAGCGCTACGTCGTTGACCGCACCGGCACCGGCCTGTACCGCATCCGCTTCGGCAACTCGACGTCGGAGCTTACCCCCGTCCTCGGGCTGATTGCCTGCTTCGCCACGCCTGTCGTGGCGCTGCCCGCGACGAACCCGCGCTGGATCGTCGTCCAGAGCATCGTGACGAACGCCGATGGCACCATCGCTGGTGTCATCCTCGGCGCTCTCGATGACGCTGGCGCGCTCGCCGATCTCGCGGCGAACGACGACATCTGCTTCGAGTGCATCGTTCGCGATACCGCGGTGACGGTGTGATGCGAGGCAAGGGCGGGAAGATTGCCATTCTCCTCGGGATGAAACCCGGGGAGGGTGGCGACGACGAGGAGGAGGCTCCGTCCTCTTCCAGGATGGAAGGCCCTTCGCCTGACAAGGTGAAGATGTTCCGCAAGATGCGGAAAGCCTTCGAGATGGGTGACGACGAGGCGGGGGCGGAAGCCTTCGAGGCGCTTGTCTCCATGTGCGGCGACTACGAAGAAGAAGACTGATAGGCTAGGAGTTCACCATGTCGCGTTCGAGGACTACTACCGACCTGCGGGCCGAGGTTCGTCAGCGGGCCGATATGGTGAACTCCGCCTTCGTTACGGATTGGGAGGTCGACCGATCTGTCTCTCAGTCCTGGGCGCAGCTCCACGACCAGATGTGCTCGACGGGCGAGGATTACTTCCTGAAGTACGTCGACATCGCCGCGACGAGCGGCGGCTTCTACGACTTCATCCCGCTAAACAGCTCCGTGCCGGGGCTCAAGGCGACGGACGTTTACCAGGTGCGCGGCGTCGATGCCGTGTACTCGGACGAGGTTGTCGTCAACGTGCCTAGGTTCAACTGGGAGGAGCGTAACATCTACGCGGCCACCCCGGCGCTGAACCCGTACTACCCGATCATTGCCTACCGCGTCATGCAGAACCCTGTGACGCAGCGCGACGCCATCCAGATCATCCCGGAGAACTCGAACGGGATCTCGTACTTGCGCGTCTGGTACTACCCCAGCGCCAAGGCGATCGGCTATACGGCCACGGTTACGAATGGCAGCTCCGGCCTCACGAACGGCACCTACTACGAAGTGCCCGTGCATGGCGGCGCTGGCGTAGGCATGACCGCAACGGTCGTCATTGCTGGTGGCACCATCACCAGCGTCGTCATCACCGACTACACGAGCGGCTACACGGTCCCTTCGTGGGCCTTTGGCTTTACGCCAAACTCTATCTACTCCGGATCCCCGAACCTCGGGACCACGGTCGGTACCATCACGGTCGACTCGCTCGACGGGCGCAACGGCTGGGAAGAGTGGGTTGTGATCGACGCGGCCATCAAGCTCCTCGCGAAAGAGGAGAGCGACACGTCGCAGCTTGAGCGCGAGGCTGCTCGCGTCTGGGGGCGCATCACGACGGCGCTTCAGAACCGCGACGCTGGCCAGGCCAAGCGCATCACGGACGTCAGCTACAACATGGGCCTCTGGCCTTACTCCGCCAGTTACGCCCGACGCTACTAGGAGGTCGCCATGCCGCAGCTCGATAAGCCGTCGCAGTACCTCACCCGCGACGCGAAGGACCCGCTCGTCAACGCCATGCAGGACAGCTTGGCGCAGGCGACGAAGGCGCTCCGTCAGCAGCCTCCGCCGAAGCAGCTTGTTACGGCGCTCGGCCAGCAAACGCCGGACGCCGGCGTGCAGTTCAAGCCCGGCCAGATCGTCGACATCCCGCACTCGCTCGGGCGCAGCGCGGCCGGCTTCAACATCGCCAAGGTCGTGACCGACACGCCGAACGCTTCCTCGGCCCCGTACGCCGCGCCAAACCTGCAAGTGGTTGAAGTTCCTGGGCCGCTCGGGCAGAAGATCATGCGGCTGCGCTACATCGCTCCCACGGACTCGAACGGGAACCCTGTGACGACGCCGGTACGACTGCACCTGGAGATCTTCTGATGCCGACTCGTGATTCTATCGTCCAGGTTCCGTTCGTCGGCGGCATCGACCAGCATACGGACCCGGACCAGCTCCAGCCGCCGAACATGGCGCTGCTCGCGAACTGCGTCGTGCGCAAGCCAGGCCGCATCGAGAAGCGCGCCGGGATGCACCTGCTTGCGCAGACGGGGACCACGAACACCCCTGCCACGGCCTTTGGAGGCACTGCTACGGTCCTTCCGTCCGATGCCGAGGCCATCGGCGCCAACGACGCGCAAGACGGCTCCAAGCTCCTCGTGGCGGCCGGAAGCACCCTGTTCGAGTACGTCGGCTCCGACGCGGCGCACGGCTACCGTGAGGTGAACCGCATCCCGTCCTGCTACGGCACGCTGCACCCGGTCGACGCGACGGGTGGCGAGATCATCGAGGTCGAGTCGATGGTCAACGACGCGGGCACCCTGCGCTGCACCGCCTGGGTGCTCGGCGCGCGCAACGGCCAGGACCTTACCAACGACAAGGCCATTCGCCAGCAGCCGGCCGGCACTCACGGTCTCTACGTCTCGGTGCAGCGCACGACGGACGGATCCTTCGTGACGCCGCCGACGCGCGTGCTCGACTCGTTTGGTGTCGCCACGACGCGCATCAGCGACATGCGCATGATGCTGTCGCTTGCAGACACGGGCACGACGCGGCACTGGGTCGTCGCGTTCCGCCGTGACTACGCCGTCATCGAGGCGTTCGTCATCAACGGCGTCGATG